CCCAAGTTTCGATGTTTTGTCGTACACCTCTTTCGTCACCTTTTTCCCGGTGTTCGAGTTGAGCGCATCGACGGCATAGGATTGCAATACGCGACTGCCGATGTCTTGTCCGGAGAATGGGTTGAGCGCGAGTGCGGGGTTTTTCTTGACCGCCTCCGCGTATTCCTTCGATGCGGAAAGCAGTCTCTCCGTGAAGGAACTCGACTTTTTTGCCGGTTGAGTGACTTGCGGTTGCTCGATCGTGATAGGAGCCGAAGCCACCGGACGAGACTTCTTCCACTGGGAAACGGGAACAAGCCCTGTCTGTGGGGCTACGGGGGCTTCTTGGACCGTGGGTTCCTCTTGCGGGGTGAGAAGGTTAGAAATCTTCCCTGTCCCGACCGAGGTCACCCCGGACGAGGAGAGTGGCGGCGATCCTCTTTTCTTTTTCCAGTCTGAAACGCTTTCCATGGTGGTTAGTAAATCTCGTAATCCATCGGATCTCCTCCGACCGAGAGGATATAGTCCTTCTGCTCCTCCAAAGAGAGAGACTTGAACTCTGGGGTCGCGATCTGTTTACGAATAAACTGCTTCACCTCCTCTGACGATGGTGTGCTTGTGCTTCCTTTGTTCACCCAGTCCGCGTACGTTCCCGGCTTCCCGGCGAGGACCCATTCCTTATACGACGACGGGGTATCGGATGACCTCGGGGTGTCCTTGCCCTGCCCGACCTCAACGAGTTTCTTGGTCACCGGGTCCCAATAGAACACGGTGTCACCGACGGTCACGAGTTTGTCGCCCTGCTGTGTTTGCTTGTCTTTTTCTGCTTGCTTCTGCTTTTCGTCCGCGAACGCTCCGAGTCCTTCGGTTTTGCGCTTTGAGAGAATCTGCTCTGTGCGCTTCTCCATCTTGGCGTTGAGATAGTTGAGTTTCGCGGTGTTCACGGTCTGGTCTTGGGTGAAGTCCGCCGTGCGCCTTTGAATCACCCGGTCGATCTCTCCCATGCCCATCGTGTAGAGCGAGTTGAGCCGCTCGATCTCGTTGAGCCGGTTGCCGATGCGCGCTTCGAGTTGTTCAAGAAGCCGCTTGCCGCGACCGACACGAGACTTCTCCGAGAGCCACGGGTTCTCGTTCACTTGCCCGAGGGCTTCGAGCGCGGTCTGCCTTTCGGTATTGACCTCCTTCATGATGGTACTGATCTGGGTCTTGAGGTCGCCGAGTCCGGTCGTGTCATACAGGCGCGTGTAGAGTGCCTCGGTCGTTTCCGATGGACGCTTGAACAATGCGTTCTCTGTATCTGTGATGCCGAGTTCGTTCGCGAGGCGATCTGACTCCTCCTTTGAGAGCGTGTTGAGAGCCATGTACTCCGACGCGCTCATCCCGGCTCGAGCGGCATCTGCGGCCATCTGATTCTGCGGGTTGAGTTCCTCCGGAGTCTTTGCTCCGGCAAGGTTCACGCCCATCGCGGCGGCCTGTGCCTGACCTCCCGCCTTGATCGCGGCGTTTGGATCTGCCGGGGTCTGGACTTTACCTGTGGTCGGAGCAGTCGGGGTCGGGGCTACCGGAGCCGGTGTCTTGGCCGGAGTCTTTGCCGGGAGAGGACCACCGGTAGCGGTCGTCGTCGCCGGGATGTTCGACATGCCGACCATCGGTGTACCTGCGACTCCGGACTGCGCGATGCGGTCCCAAAGCGTCATGGTCCCCGGTGGAATCGGGCGACCCATCGTGGATGTCGGGGTCTGTGTTTTCTGCGCCGTCGAAGTACCAAAAAGCCGGGAGTACATCTCCTGAAAATCTGGGTCACCGGGGATAGGAACATTCTGCGAGTTGAACCCGTTGTTCACTGACATTATGGGGGAACTGGTCCCACCTCTGAACATATCAAAAAGACTCATATGCGGAACTTTCCATTATCGGTTTGCGCCCCGTTTCCGAAGAAGTCCGGGACCTCAAACATCGGCGTATAAGGATTCTGCTCTCGTGTCCGACCTGCCGAAAGCGTTTTGAACAACGATTCGAGGATGCTGATGCCGGTCGCGCGCTCCGCCTGTGCCTGTGTCGGGTTCTTTTTCTTCTCGCTTCCGAGTGCTTCCGCGTACGCGAGAAAGATGACCGCATCGTTTCCGGAGTTGCCCTGCGAATCGACATTGAGCGAGAACGGCATAAGGTCTGCATCGGCGGATCGTTCCTGAAAGTTCTGCTTGCCGTACACGTCGATCGTCTGCCCGGATGATGCGGCGTTCACGTTGAAGAAGATGATGTTGTTCCACTCGCACCATACCTTCTCGGTCGATGTCGGGTCCTTTTGCTTGAACGCGAGATAGTCGGCGTGTGAAAGTTTGTTGTTCCACAATTCTCCGTTCACGACGAAGGTCTGAATCGATGATGCGTTGAGATCTTGCGGGAAGGAAAGGTATCCGTTCGCGATCTCTGTCGGCGTGAGCGTTCCGGTCTTGGCGAACTCGGCGAAATCCCACGGCTTATAGTCCCACGCGATGCGCGCACCGGTGTTCACGAACTCCTTGATGTCGGTGAGAGAGAACAGGCCATTGTACGCGATGTCGGCATACGAGATGTCGAGTTTTCTGCATAGTGCCTGTTGTGCTTCTTGAAAGGTCATAGGTCTATTTTACGTTGATAATACCACATTTTTTATGTCAAGGCGACGTACTTCCACGCACCCGTTCCGGTGTCCACGTCGATCGTATAGACATACAGGCGAAATGTCCCTCCGGAGGAGTAGATCGCGAACTGTTCGAGGAAGTTCTTGGGGGTATAGGTCGGCGCGGACCCGACGACCGGGAGGACGTTCCGGAGGCGTTGGATGATCGCGGCGTTTTCTTGGGTCGTCGGTCGGAATTGCTTTTGAGTCTGTTCTAAAACTGGGGATTGCTGATTCGTCGGTTGGTCCTTTTGTTGAAGCGAAAGGAGATACAGGGCATACCGACGATCGTATTCGTCCTTGATCTTCTGCATCGTCGCCTTGTTCGGTTGCCAAAGACTCTGACTGCTCCGGCCAGTGATCTCCTTGAAAATCTCATCGTACGATGGGGCTTTCATCTCGTTCATACGATCTCTCCGCTATCGTCGTAAATAAAGAGGAACGGTCGGATCTCGAGCGGTACGGTCGGGTTCTCGACGACGAACTTGACCATGAACTTCTTGCCTCGCGGTTGCTTTTGGATGTTGAAGTAGATCTCCTTCGGGATGTTGGAGATGCCGGTGTAGGTTTTCGTCTCGATCTGCTTGAAGCGAGAGAGGGTGAACTTGTCTCCGTTCGACGGAGCGGAACCGAGAGTCGCGAAGGTATAGGTCGCTGTGGAAGTCCCCCCTCCGGAGATGTTTGTGATCGTGCGAATCTTCCCCGAGTGTGTACCGGTCTTGAACTCGATCTCGTCGCCAATCTCTGCGGGTTTCCTCGACCCCTCATCGACTTGCATGGTCGTCGTGGTGTGAGTTCCCGAGATCGCTTCGTTGTTGAGGAACAGTGCGTCATCGACCGTCGCGATCTTCGCGCTGATGGTGAACGATGCCGTTGTCCCGTAGTTCGATCGCTTCCATTCGGAAATAGAAATCGGGAGCCGGAGCGCGAGCGCGGTTTTCATCGTCTCTCCTTCACCGATCGGGTTCGTGATGTAGGAATAAGTCCCGGAAGAAGCCACATCTTCGACGGTCCCGATAAGGGAGAGATCCGCTCCCGACGAAAGAATCATGCGCGGGAACTGCCCCAAGACACCGGCTTGCTTCGCGGGATACAGGAGTGCGGTCACGGACCCAGTGCGAAGGTTGCCGCTCGTGCCGTAGAACTCGACAAGTTTCGACTTGAGGTTCATGCGGTAGAGTCCGGCATCGCGGATGTTGTACGTTGAATCGCTCCCCCTGAACGACATCCACATATCGTTGCCGATTGTCGCGGTGTTCATCGGCGCGCCCCCCTCGAGCCAGTTCACCTCGGACCCCAAGAAGTCCTCCGCGAAGGGTTCGAGTTGATAGCCGTTCGTGTAGTAGATGTTGCGTGTCGTGAGGACCATCCACCCGGAGCCGTAGCGGTTGAGGCCGATCACATTGTCGTCGATCTGCACCCACGGAGAGATCGCCCGGTCAGAGAATCCGTCCCAAAGAACGAGGACCGACTTCCCGGCACGGTTGAATACCATGAGAATCCCGGTCGCGTTCGCCTTGATGTCGAAGCACCAGAAACCTTCCGGCATGGTGAACGCCGGGGAGGAGTGCGTCGTGATCGAGTCCGAGTTCGCGGTATTGAGCGTGAGAATGTGATTCCCCTTTCCGATAAGGACGAGATCTTCGTACAGTTCCATCGGAATATAACTTGATGGGGTGTAGGGGTAGGTGTACCCGGCTCCTCCAGTGTCCTTCCAGTCGTCGTCCCATGCGCGATAGATGATGTAGGACTTTCCGGACCCGGTCGTTCCCTGATACGTCTCCGAAAGCGTGAGCGCGGTATTGCTCCCGACCGAGGAGACATAGTAGATCTTATTCTCCCCGACGATGCGAAACGCCTTCGTATTGTAGGTTCCGTCATTGACCCATGCGGTCCCGGTCCCGGTCACGGATGCGCTTCCGTTCGTAAGTGATACGCTCCCGGTCGTGTAGTTCGCCGTTCCAGTCGGTCCGTCCCACTTGCCGATGTACTGCGGTCCGGCGTAGAGAAGGCGATTCTTTTGGTCGATGATCGCCCCATACCCGGTAAAGTTCACATACCCGGTTTGATCTGCATATATCGCCGTCTCTCCCGTTGTGCCGCCGAAGAACTTGTAGGCGTACTCGATCGTTCCGCTTGAGAGGTATTGAAAAAGCGTACTTTGCCCCGCGTCGAGAACGTAGACCATGTCCTCGACCGATTGATTCTCTTTCTTCCCGGGACCGATGAGGATATGTTGGACATTCGTGAGAGCCGGTGCGCCGGACGGCATCGTGAGTCCACCGGCAAGAAGCCGACCGAACGTGAGTCCGTTGCGTGTCCGAGTCCCTCCGCGAGCGTAGAAATACTCTCCCGGGATCGGGTCGAGTCCGTTGCCGAACCCGAGAAACTGATTGATGAGTTGTGCCTTGATCGCCATAGGTTAGTATTTATTCGACCAAAATGAGTCGCTGACGTTGTACTTGCGTGTCCAGAATACGCCTTCGAGGAGGCGAGTCTCCGTGGACCATGTCGCGGAAAGGGTGTTCACCGAGAAGATCATGTCGTTCGTGATCCCGGTGAGCGGTTCGATAGACCATGCGGCGGAAACGGTGGACACCGGAACGGTAAGATCGTCGCCAATGACTACGCCATACGCCGGGATTGACCACGTTGCGGTTTGCTCTGATGCCGTGACGACTCCGGAACCGGAGATCGATGGTGACACGATGGACCACGAAGCGGAAGGTGTAGATGCGGTGAGTCCTCCGTCTACGGCCAAAAGATGCGCCGGGGTAGGGCGGTGAAGGAGTGTAGGGAGGTGCTTCTTGGTGAACTTGGAGGTGTTGATCGGACGGCGGGAGCGCGGGGAAAACGAGTCAATGCTCATCTGTGTTTCCCACTCAAGCGGAGTGCCGGAGTTGTAGAGTGTGGTCACTTCCCCGGAAGTCAATGCCCTATCCCATATGGTCACCTCGTCGATGACACCATCAAAATAGACTGCGCTTGCCCCAAGTTTTCCAATCATGAATGTCGCTCCTGAATTGAAAATCGCGGTCGCGTTTGCGTTCAACGAAACGGAACCTTTGCTTGTCCCGTTGAGATAAAAAGTAAAGTTTGTGGTGGATCCATCGAAAATCCACACGGCATGATACCAAACACCCGTTGAAAGATACCCAGAACTTGAAGCATCAAGATAGTTTTGAAACGAAGTAGCGTTATCTCCATCTCGGGAAACTAACATCTCTGCACTGTATTTTCCGTCTCCTCGATCTCGAAAGCCAATCGCATACGAGCGATTCGGTTGCCCATCGTCTTTTACCACCACTGGTTGCCATGTTCCTGCCGGGATAGACTCGAACTTTACCCACGCCGAAACCGTGATTTTGTCTGTCGTGGCGCAATCCAATCCCGTTTGTGAGGCATCTGAAATAGAGAGATATTCGGTGTTCGCTAGTTCAAAATCTGCTCCGTTTCCGGTGACGACACCGCTTGCCGACAAAACAGTATTGTTGTCCGTGAGGTCGTTGTTGCTTGCTGTTTCGTCGAGTCGCGTACCGGAAGTCTCCTCGAGTTTCCAGTGAGAGATGAGATTCGTCCCAAAAGTGTTTTTGATGTCTGCCATACGTTATAGAGTGAGCGGTTGGACTTCATGCCACGATTGATCCGGCGAATCGACATCTCCGTACCCTTTTGAGCGATGGTAGATCTTCCCGAGAACCTTGACCCATACATGCGCGGTAAAACCGTGCTTGTATTCTCCTTCGTGAATATGCACCTCGATCTGCGCCGGGATCGGCGAGGAGATGGTGAGCGTCTTGATGTCGTCCGGAGCGACTTCGTCCGGAGAGAGCCGGAGATTGAACGATCCCTCAAGTCCGTCCTCGAGCGGCGTTTCCGGAGTGATGAGGAGTTGGCAAAACCGCCCGTTGCGCTTGAAGTACGCGAGTTCTTTCGGCAAGAGAACATCTCGCCAAAAGGTCGCGAGCCATGCGTCCACCTTATCCCTGATCTCTGCGAGCGTCGCCATGCTAGATGAGTGTGATATTCGGATACTTGTCGATGATGCGCTTCGCCGCTTTCATGTTCTCATCTTGAACCGCGTCTGAAAGATCGAGTCGCGCCCCGAGCGGTGTGCAACCGGCCATGCACTCCGCCTTCCCGCACAGTGGGGCTTTGCACTCTTGGCAAAACCCCCGCTTGATTCCCGACCCCGGAACGACCTGCCAGTGCTTCCCACAGTGAGCGCAAGAAAGCGTCCGGCCGACCTCCTTGCCGTCCACAACGATCACCCCATGGACTCGTTCTCGGAAGGCGGGGATCATAGCGTTATTCCTCCCACTCGAAGATCACGACCTGATTGAAGGCCGCCGTGACCGTGATGATCTGGAAACCGACACCGGCATTGTTCGTCACCGGAACGACGATCTCGTGACCCGGGATCGCATACCACTGAAACGTCGAGCGTTGATGCCCGGAGATCGAGAGGACGACTTCCCCCGAGGTATACGTCGGTTCGACCGTGTGTGCCTGTCCTGCGACCGCCGATGCCGCTCCGTCTGCCGGATCGCGCTTCTGCGGAGTGACGGACGTGGAAGTTCCCGCCGCCGTTGTGCGCTGAAGCACGGCCTCGAACGCATTGTCGGCCGTCGCGTCTGATCCTGCCGAGACATAACTGATCTTGAGTCGCTTGAGCGCGGATGCCGGTTGCGACACGCCAAGGACTGTCGTATTCGCCGTGTTCGTATCCTGCCCGTGTGCTGAATAGAATCCCATGATATTGAAGTGTTAGGTGAGTAAAAGAACGCCGTTCGCTCCCCACTGAATCGTGAAGTCGCCGCCGGATACGGACTTGTCCGATCCGAAGTCGATATAACAAATCAGTTCGTCCGCCGAAGCCACACCTCCGCGCGACTTGTAGAGGACCGCCCCACGAGCCGTGAAGGTCGCGGTGGACCACGTCACGTCGTTCGCATCGAACGCCGCACGATTGTTCGTGTTATCCGCCGTCACAGTCTTGCCGGCGAGGGTTTCTCCTCCCGCGACATAGGCCGTTCCGGTGATCTCGTTCGTCACGTCCGATCGCTTGGTATGCGTGTCTTGGTCCGGGGTGTAGGACGCGGTGACGAGCATGACCTTCACGGTATCCGTATCGAGATCGATGGACCCGTTCGCGATGTCGCGCTTGAACGAATTGTAGATGACATCTGCCATGGTGAATAAATATGAACTGCTAAATCAAGGGTGATCGCCTTGATTCTTCCCCCCACCACGGAACGGTGAGGAGAAGTACCAAGCGGTCACGGGTTAGACCTTCCAGAAGCCGTATGCGGCGGAGCGTCGGCGGCTATCAACCACCTTCGCACCGTAGCACCACAAGCCCTTGAAGTTCTGCCCGAATCCACCGATGAAGTCCTCCACGCCGGACTCCGTCATCGCCATCGCCATCGTGAGCCACGACTTGTGCATAGCGAGAACGAAATACCCGGTCGTGTTGTTCCCCGCCACCTGCTCCGACTGGTAGACCTTGAAGCCCGCAACGGTTCCGATCATACCCTTGAGAACGACGTTCTCGTAGGCAGTCGCAACCGCCGGAGTCAAAGCCGACGATTGAAGCAAGAGGTTTCCAATCACGGAAGGAACGACGAGCGCGCGATCCGACATAGGGATCTTCGCCTGATCCAACTTCGTCTTGAGATCGACGATCTTCCCGTAGACAGTCGAGGTGGTGACCGAAAGAACGGTCGCCGCTTCGATCGTATAGGAAGCACCTGCGCCGATAGCCCCGCCGGTGTAGGCGGAAGTTTCGTCGTCTTTGTCGTCCTCAATGACGATGGAGGTCGCGGAAGAATATGTCTTGATGCGATACCACGAGGTGTGACCGGTGGCCTTGAAGCCAAGACCGACCATCGCCGCCGTGAACGTCGTACCAGAGCCAGTGACCGCACCAGTGGTGACAGTGACCTCGACCGTTCCGGTCGTATAGTCGGTCCCGACACGGTTGCCCGAGCCGACATCGCCATAGAAGCCAAGAACGAAAGAGTCTACCGTCTCCGCAAGCACCTTCCCGGCGTTCTGAATAAGCGTCGATTCCGGATTGGAAACGTACGAAGAAAACTTCGCAAAATCCTCAATCTGGAAGTAGTACGCCTTCTTCTGATTCACCAAGAGTGTGCCTTCGGACTCCGAAGGAGTATCCACCGACATCGCCGCCCCAGTGTAGTTCTTGAGCGAGAGCGAGCCGAAGGAAAGGATGTTGAGGCGATCTGCCCCGCCACCCTTGATCTCACCTTCATAGTCCTGATTCGTGATGTCGTACGCGATCGATCGCTCGAAAAACGCCGTAAGCGCGTTCTTTGCGAACTTCTCGCCGACATTCGTACCAAAAGTTGCCATTGTATTACTCTCTGAATTACCGGGAGTATGTTGTTATTCCCGGGAGAGTCCCGACTCCGACCTTATACCTGCTTGTGGCGGATACGTTCCATGTATCCTTTTTGATCGGACTTCCGCAAATCCGCGAGTTCTGCGTCGTCCAAGTGCTTCTTCACAGGTTGAGGGGTAGTGCCGCCACTCGGGGTCCCGCGTTCGAGTGTGCCTCGAGGCGGTGTCGGCTCTACGCTTTCCGGTTGTTTGTTCGGCTCCGCCGGTTTGCTCTCGAACAAGAAGGCATTGACCAAGACATCGGCCGGGACACCCTTGCGGGTAGGATGGGAAGCCCATTGTATGAACTCCTTTTCCTTGCCGGAGAGTCGAGCGTCACTAAACGCTTTGCTCTCTAACTCCCGTGCGGTCCGTACTTCTTCCTCGGCTTCCTGCCAAGAAAGAAGAATCTTTGCCGTCCTTCTCTCGTTGATCGCCGTCCGACGCATCAAGTTTTTCACCGGATCGTCGGCATATGCGAAGTCCGGATACATCCGGATCATCTCCTCATCAGTCGGGGGATTCTCGTTTGTAATCTCCTCGAGTCGCCGGGCATCGACTTTGAGTTTCGCATTGAGAACTTGGAACTGCCGATCGCTTTCCGCCTTTCGGCCTTCTGCGACCATCGCTCGCTGTTGCCAATACGCAACCGTTTCGACTTCCGACTTGGCTCCCTGTTGATCGACCGGGGTTCCGTCGGTCTGCGTCCCTTCCGGGGTTGGCGTTTGATCGTTCATTGTGTTTTTTCCCGTCTCTTTCGAGGTTTGGGAGGTTATCGCACGAATAATTTACTCGTCCTCGCCCTTCTTCTTCTTTGCCGGCTTTTCCTCGCCGATGATGTCTGCGAAGCGCGCGCGCTGTTCATCGTTGAGATACGATCGGCGCGCCCGGATAAAACCTGCTTGCTCCTCATTGAGCATGGACTTGTCCATCTTGAGGAGTGTCTCAAGCATCTCGACTGCTTCTGGGTTCATACCTTTTTCGGTTTACGAATAATCCTCTCGACCGTTCCTTTGAACATGCCGAAACCCGCCGGGCGGTTCGCCATGTTCGCTTTGAGCGGCGCAAGAAACTTCTCACGGCGGTCCTTTGCGGCCGTCGCTTTCTCGATCTTGCGGAGAGTTCCGTACACATACGCCTCGCGACGATCTCCATACAATCCTTTTTCATCGGATCGACGCTTGAGATCAGTCTCGATTCTTGCTGTGTCGGACATATGCTTTATGATACCACATTTTTGAGCGCACGTTCAAGGTCCTTTTGCGCTTCCTGTGGGGATACGAGTACCCGGCGAAGGACCAAGAGGTTCTTGAGCCGTGCCTTCCGGGAGCGATCCCGGTCCCGGCGGAGCCACCATCCCAAAAACGTCTCCGGATCGTCGTTGGCGAGTTCGTCATTGAGGGTGCGGATCATCGAGTCCACGAAGTCGATGACATCGGGGATGGTAATTGC